CTTGTGGAGTTCGAGCGATGGGTCGCGGGCGACAGGGCACTGGGGTCGAGGCCGCCGACAATGACGCGGAGGCCCAGAAGGTCAACGCGCTTTTTGTCCACGATGTGTCCACGGTCCGAAAGACATCTAGGTAAATCAGTGGCTTCCAGCCGGCACGGTATGTTGGATCAGGACACAACAGGGTTGGCAGCGGTGCTAACGCAAACCGTTGATTGCTAACGCAAATCTGCAAGCCCTTGTAATAACGTCTTTTCACGAGTTCATAACTTCCCGTGCAGACCCGCTAACACCCGCAATTTGTCCACGGAATTGCCCACGGGCGTGCTGGCAGGGGGCATGGGAGTGTGGTAGCGTTACAACTTCAGCGCAGGGTTCCACCCTTGCGCTGCGTAGCTATGGAGGTGCGACATGGAGGTTCTGGACTACCCACATGATCTTGTAACGGAGGTGTCTGCCGCGCTCCTGGCCGATGGCCCGAAGATCTTGCAGGGCAATCGGCTCGGCAAAACGGACCTGATGCACGTGGCTACACTCGCGTCCTACATGTGGCTACCCCAGGGTGCGGCGGTTGCTGACATCGGCTGCGGGTTCGGCGAGGTGGCACGTATACTCGGGACGATCCGCCACGACCTGACGCTGCATCTCGTCAACTCGAACCTGTTCCAGATGCAGCATCGCACGTGCGACACGCCGTATGCCTACGTTGCAGACATGCACTCTCTGCCGCTGGCGGATAGTTCGGTGGATGTTGCGATGTACTGCTACTCGCTATGCCACGCAGACCAGGGCGCTGCACTGCGCGAGGCGTGGCGCGTCACCCACCCCGGTGGCGGGCTGTTCATCTACGACTATGAGCGAGTGGCAGGCGACGACCGAGCTGCCGAGCGGCACCTGTATGCGCGGTTCCCTTTCGCGCGCGACATGCGCCACACCCTGCGAGACGCCGGCTGGGTAATCACCGGGCAGGAACAGGTGCAGCGCGACGAGAGCGGATGGGACTTAGTTCGGACAGACATGCTGACGGATATCCTCAGCGATCTGGTCCCTGTGATCTGGACGGCACGCAAGCCATGCTGATTAGCAAAACCACCCAGAAGCTCGTGCTCAACCTGCGCGATCCCGAGCGCGTGCTGACGGTGATCCCGACTGCCAAGCAGTTCACCTACAAGGGTGTGCCCCTGGTCGCTGTGCCTCACCGGCTAGACGAGACACGGGTGCTGCGGAATTTAGGGATCGCGGCGCCTGGACCGATCAGGGTCCACTACGAGTGGAGCGGCAACTTCGACCCGTTCATCGCGCAGGCGGAGACGGCCGAGTTCCTGACCATGAACCCGCACGCGTTCTGCCTGAACGACATGGGCACCGGCAAGACGCTGGCCGCGCTCTGGGCGTACGACTACCTGCGCCAGACAGGCAAGGTGCGGAAGATGCTGGTGGTGTCCCCGCTCTCCACCCTGGAGCGCACCTGGGGCGACGAGATATTTAGGCACTTCCCGCACCTGACATTCGCCGTGCTCTACGGCACGAAGGAGCGGCGACTGAAGCTCTTGCAGGAAGATGTTGATGTGTACCTAGTGAACCACGACGGCATCAAAGTGATCGAGGCCGAGCTGCGTGCTCGCGACGACATCGACGTGGTTGTGGTTGACGAGGTGGCGTCCTTCCGCAACGCATCCACGGGGCGATGGAAGTCGCTCCACAAGATCCTGGCAAACCGTCCCTGGATCTGGGGCCTGACCGGAACGCCAACACCCAACGCGCCGACAGATGCCTGGGCACAGGTGCGCCTGATCGCACCGGAGCGGGTGCCGAAGTACTTCGGCAAGTTCCGCGACAGTACTATGAAGCAGCTCAACCAGTACAAGTGGGTGCCCCGGCCCAACGCCACGGAGATAGTGGCTGAAGCCATGCAACCAGCCATCCGGTTCCGTCGCGAGGACTGTGTGGATCTGCCGCCCTGCGTCGTGGTGGATCGCCACGCCCATCTGACTGCGGAGCAGGAGGCTGCCTACAATGAGATGAAGGGCAAGCTGGCTACCGAGATCGGTGAGGGTCAGGTGCTCGCAGTGAATGAGGCAGTGAAGCTGTCCAAGTTGGTCCAGATCGCCTGCGGCGTGGTCTACGCCCTGGACGGGTCGGAGTGTCTGGTCCCCGCCAAGCCGCGCATCGAGGTGGTGAAGGAGGTGATTGAGCAGGCCGGCTCTAAAGTGATCGTGTTCGTGCCCTACAAGGCGGTGCTCGCCTGGGTGGCGCAGCAGCTCGCAGCGGCTGGCGTCTCTGTAGCAACGATCTCCGGCGAGACACCCAAGGCCCAGCGTGACGAGGTGTTCGGTGCGTTCCAGAAGGAGCGTGAACCACAAGTTCTAGTGGCTCAGCCCGCAGCAATGTCCCACGGGTTGACGTTGACGGCCGCAAATACTGTGGTGTGGTACGCACCAGTCACGTCACATGAAACCTACCAGCAGGCAAATGCTCGGGTCACCCGGCCAGGGCAGAAACTGTCCCAGCTCGTGGTGAACATCTCTGGGACGGAGGTGGAGCGGCGCATCTATTCTCGGCTGCGTGACAAGACGGCTATGCAGGGACTACTGCTCGACACGGTGCGAGGCTGTTAGCTAGTTGACATAGCAGTTAGCGCAGGGTAGAAGGAACGTAACAACCGCAAAGCTTAGGAGGTGCAGAATGGCTAACGAGTTGCAGGCGTTAGTGGAGCGTTACATCATGCTCCGCGATAAGAAGGCGGAGATCGTCAATGCGGCCAAGGAGAAGGCCGCAAAGCTGGACGATCTGATTAAGAAGCTGGAGGGGGCGCTGCTCCTGACGTTCCAGCAGACCGGCGCCGAGAGCGTCCGCACTGCGGCCGGCACGGCGTACAAGACCACGAAGGCGTCGGCCACCGTCGCTGACTGGGACGCGGTCCTTGGCTTCATTAAGGACAACGAGATGTGGAACATGCTCGAACGGCGTGTTAGCAAGGAAGCTGTCGTGCAGTTCCGCGAGGCCAACAACGACCTCCCGCCCGGCGTGAATTGGCGAGAGGAAGTCACCATCAACGTGAGGAGGAGTTAGCGCATGTCTGATGTGGTTCCGATCGATGATCGGTATGGGCTGCCGGCCCATATCCAGGAGATGTTCGGTGATTCCGGGCTCAACTCCGACCTCGCCAGCGGCATCGGGATGGGGTTCCCGATCCTCTACTACAAGGGCAAGGTGTGGAGCATCGGCGAGGGCGGCGTCCGCACCATCCTGGAGAACGCTGACGGCGACGCCCGTGCCAGCGTGGACGTGGTGATCGTCCGCGCCAACCCGACGCTGTCCAAGACGTACTACGACGGCGGTTTCGTGGAAGGGTCCGCCGAGAAGCCGGACTGCTACAGCCACGACGGTAAGACGCCGGCCCCCGACGCCCAGGCGCCGCAGTGCCACTCGTGTGCGGTGTGCCCGCACAACCAGTGGGGCTCGCGCATCACCGACGACGGCCGTAAGGGTAAGGCTTGTGCCGATGCCAAGCGCCTCGCCGTGGCATTCCCGGACGAGCTGGACAAGCCGATGCTGCTGCGCATCCCGGCTGCCAGCCTGAAGGGGCTGGCGCAGTACGCCGACGCGCTTTCCAAGCGGCGTGCTCCGGTGGCGGCGGTGGTCACCAAGATCAAGTTCGATCCCACGGTGGCGCACCCGCAGCTTCTGTTCGCGCCGACCCGCTGGCTGGCGCAGCACGAGGCGGAGGCTGTCCTTGCCATCGCCGACAGCGATGTTGTCCGGCAGATCGTCGGCCTGGATCACGCTGCCGCCCCGCCGGACGATCTCCCTGGTGAGCCGCCTGCTGCCATGGTGCCGCCGCCTGCTCCGCGCCCGGCGCCTCGTCCTGCTCCGGCTGCTGTCGCTGCCCCGCGTCCTGCTCCCGCCCCGGCCCCTGCCGCCCGTCCTGCGGCACGCCGTCCTGTGGTGACGGACGACGAGGTGGAGGCGGCCCTGGCTGGGTCTGAGCCTGCCCCGGCCCCCGAGCCGGCTCCTGCCCCTGCTCCCGCTCCGGCTGCCCGCCCGGCAGCTCCGCGCCCGGTCGCAGCGGCTGCCCCGCCTGTCCGCACGGTAGCGGCCAAGCCGGCTCTGAAGGCTGTGCCTGCGGCTGCCCCGGCTGCTCGCCCTGCTCCGGCTCCCGCCCCCGCTCCTGCGGCGGCTGCTCCTGTCAGCGCGGCGGCCCGCGCCCTGGCGGAGGTGGATGCCTCCCTGGATGACGTGCTCGCGAGCCTGGACGACTAACCAGCAGCTCTCGCCTCGGGGTGCCGGGTTCGCTCGGCACCCCGCCCTGCGGTCAGGATCAAGCTGACAACATCTTCAGGTGTAGTCAGTCTACGAGGTGTCACTGGACTAGCTAACACGACCCTCGCGCGGCCTAACCGCTCGGTGTATAGTCGGCTGCACACGAGGGCTCCAGTGGACACGCAAGCATGGCTCGATATCGTCACGCCATCGCAAGGGCTGCGCATCCTCGCGCTACCCTACAAGCAAGGCTTCAAGCACACATATCATCGGGATAACTTCCAGACTGCGCAGATCGCAGCGCAGCTCGACGCCCGTGGCTCGAACGTTTTCTACGCGTTGTCCGGCTTCACCGACACGGCTCTCGATAAAGAGCGTGACGCCACGGGCAAGCTCGTGCGCGGCGGCCGGAAGCAGGCCAACGTCGGCTGGGTGCGTGCGTTCTGGGCTGACCTAGACTGCGGCGACGGCAAGCCCTTCGCCACGCAGCGGGACGCGCTCCTGGCGCTCAAGGATTTCGTGGCGCTGACCGGGCTGGAGCAGCCCTACATTGTCTCGTCCGGCAGGGGCATCCACCTCTATTGGCCGCTGGATGCAGACGCCACGCGCGCCGAGTGGAAGGCTGTTGCGGTCACGCTGAAGCAGGCGTTCGCCATCGCACGGTTCGGCGCTGACCCGGCTCGCACCGCTGACGAGGCCAGCGTGCTGCGCCCTGTGGGCGTGCATCACCGCAAGGCCGAGCCGATCCCTGTGCGCCTGCTGAAGGCTGGTCGCACGTGGAGGCTTGACGAGTTCGCCGCCCAGATCGCCGCCTTCCTGGCAGCCAACGAGGTGCTGCCTGATGTGCCGCGCGAGCCGAAGTCGTCCCTGAACGCGGATCTCGGCGGCGGCATCAACGATTACCCTCCCTCCAACGCCAACCAGATCGCCGACCAGTGCGGCGTGCTGGGGTGGGTGCGCCAGTCCCAGGGCTGGGTCGATCAGCCGCTATGGTACCGTGCGCTGGGCGTGGTGGCGTTCTGCGAAGACGCTGACCAGATCGCGCAAGAGTGGTCCTGCGGCCACCCGGACTACACACCAGAAGCCACGGCGGCCAAGCTGGCTCAGGTGGGGCAGTACGCTCCCACGACGTGTGCCCGGCTGCGCGAGTGCGCGCCCGACATATGCGCCGCCTGCCAGCACGATGGCGTGCTGAAGTCCCCGATTAAGCTGGGCTTCGCCAACCACGAAGTTGTTGTGCCGGTTGTGCCGCCTACCACTGCGGCCCCGGCTGCGCCAGCCCTGGCTCTCCCGGTTCCCACCACATCGAGCATCGAGTTCCCGTTCGGCTACAAGTACGTAGTCGAGAACGGGCGGCCATGCCTCCAGTTCAGCACCGTAGGCAAGGACGGCATCGAGTGGATCACGTTCTGCAATACGCTGTTCTACCTGACGAACCGCGTCAAAGTCGGCGAGGCCGGCTACATTTTTGAAGTGACAATGTACGTCCGCACCAAGGTCAACGGTGAGGCAAAGGAGGTGAGGACGTTCATGGTCCCCGGCTCTGTCATCGGCGGCGGAGGCAAAGAGCTGGCCTGCGCCCTGGGTAAGTACGAGATCGCCCCCACACATCCGAGCCAGAAACCTATCATGGACGCATATCTTACCGCATGGATGACGAAGCTGCGCGGCGAGGCCGACGAGATCGCCCAGCTCGGGCACTTCGGCTGGCACGGCGACGCGTTCCTTGTGGGCAGCAACCTCATCACTCCGACCGGAACACGGCAGGCGCTGCTCGCCGACATTGCTGCATCGAAGAAGGACGCGCTGGTACAGAAGGGCAGCTTGGCCGCCTGGATCGACGCCATCCACCGCGCGTATGATCATCCTAACCAGGAGCACCTGCAATTCCAGGTTGTCCTGGCTTTCGCGGCGCCGCTGTTTGCACTGCTGGAGGACTACGGCGGCATCACAGTGTTCGCGCATTCAGAAGGGTCGGGCGCAGGTAAAACCACGGCGCAGCGCGCGGCGCTGTCTGCATGGGGCGACTACCGTGACCTCCAGCTCAGCGACGGCAAGATTACTGCTAACATGCTGTGGGGTTTTCTGGGCTGCTACCACAACCTCCCGGTCATGTACGACGAACTCACTAACATGACCGACGCCGCTGCATCGGCGCTGGTCTACGATGTCTCCTCTGGACGCCCGAAAGATCGGATGACACCAGAAGGGTTACATCGTGCGAATAACCATCGCTGGTCCACAATTTTTATGGCGTCGGGCAACAATCTGCTGTCTGAAAAACTAGCCCAGCACCGCGCAAATGCGGAAGCCGAGCTTGTAAGAATGTTCGAGTTCACGTGCCCAATGAACTCACCGTTGACGCCTAACGAGGCGCTGGAGATTTTTGCTATCCTGCTTGACAATTACGGTCACGCTGGTATTTCTT